TTTGCTATAGCTCCTCCTGAACAATGTTATACAGATGCTCTAGCGAATACAGCAACAAAAGTCTACAATGTACAAACTACAATACAAGATATGAAAACTACTTTGGCATCAGGTACGCCATTTGTAATTGGTATACAAATATATTCATCATTTGAGAGTCAAAAAGTTGCAGAAAAAGGAATTGTTCCAATGCCAAGCAAACAAGATAAATATCTTGGAGGTCATGCAGTTTTAGTAGTAGGATATAATAACCCTACAAAACGATGGATTGTAAGAAATAGTTGGGGATCTTCTTGGGGTGATGGAGGATATTTCTATTTACCATATCAGTATCTAACAAGTAGATCTCTAGCCTCTGATGCTTGGTGTCTTGTAACATTATCATTAGCGACTCATACCTATAATTTAAAACTAGAACCTATACCTGATAATGAACAGGTATATATGCCATTATCAGTAAGTAAACTTCCTCCAGTAGTAGATTTTCGTACCTTATATCCATCTAAGATAATACCAGTCTATGACCAAAAGTCTGTAGGATGTTGTACATCATGTTCTTTTTGTGCAGCATATTCTTTCATGTCACCATCAAATTGGTCAGGTTCAAGACTTTTCCATTATTACAATGAACGTCTAGAACAAGGAGATCATGTAAATTCTAATGGTACCATAACAGCGGATAATGGATCAACAATGAAAGTAGGTATTAAAGCAATACAAAAATACGGTCTCTGTTCTGAAATACAATGGCCATATATAACAGAAAAATATTCAATAAAACCAAGCACTAATTGTTATTCAGATGGTTTAGCATATAATAAATTTACATACGCAAATGTTCAACAAACACAAGTAGCCATGCAGACATCCTTGGCTGCAGGAATTCCTTTTATGATTGGATTTTATGTATTTGATTCATTTGAATCTAGAAACTCATTATTGACAGGATATGTTCCTTTACCATATAGCGGCTTTGAAAGAATATTAGGTGGTCATGCAGTTTTAGTTGTAGGGTATGATTTAACAAAAACCTACCCTGCAAATCCATTGAATCCTAAAATATGTCCTTCAGGAAAAGGTGTGTGGATTATTAAGAATTCTTGGGGAACTAAAGTTGGCGCAAATGGATATTTCTATTTACCTCTACCATATTTAACAAATCGTACCCTAACAATTGAAATATGGTCTTTAACTTCTGTGGCGAAGTGATTTGCGTTTGTTGGCTTTTCTGACTTTGCGTGTTTTGCGACCTCCTGCAAAATTTGGATATAATCTTGAAGAACGTTGTGTAAGTTCTCTAGTAATATCAGCATCAGTTAATTTTCCTAATACATTTCCTCTTGCTCTAGCTCTTTCTTCTTTTTCTTTATTATCAACTATATCTAATGATTTAGCTAGATTTGGCATATATGTCACTAACTCTTCATGTGTTATCATGAAGCGTTTAAAATTATGTAAAAATACAGATGAAAAATGGCCTTCGCCATGATTTACCAAAAAAATATATGGATATCCATTTTTATTGAATTTAGAAAAGTTTGATTGTATTAGATTATCACCACGTGGCTTTGTATCATCTGTATATGAATCATCTGAATATATCGCACCGTAATGTCTTAATGGTTCTCCAGGAACGCCACCTTGAGGATTTGTTGACATAACAATAACATTTACTCTATATGTATTTGCAAACGTAGTTAAATGAGGTTGTTCTAAATATGCACTATAATTACCAGAACTTACTACATTTCTATACTCTTTATAATCATTGAATTTTTCATTAGATTTTTTCTTGAATAGATCATAAAATGCAGTTCTGCGAAAATTACTTACTACTTGTATTTTTAATCTAGAATCTCTAAGACATCTATACACTGGGCTTAATGATAAGAATAATGAATGTAATAAACATGTGCCGTCAGCAACAGTGCTTACACCAACAGCACCAGCAATATCCATAAAATCTTTTCTTACATTTTCTTCATCTGGTGAAAAATCAGGTAATGTATATTTTGAATTAGCTAGAATATTTTCAATAGGTAATAAGGAATCTTTTTGTTTAGAAAAAAAAGAAGTAACTAAATTATCAAATTGGCTCCAATGAATTAATTTAGCTGGTCTTAAATCCTGAATTACTTGTATTTGATTACGAAATATTTCATTTATACTGCGCTTATCAGGTAAAGCTGATAGTCTTATTGATGTATCTATTTTACTACCTGGCGTAGGATAGGGATTACTAGAAGATATAGAAGGAAGGGAAAACCCAAATCCAGGAACCCCAGGACTTGAAAATTCTTTGTTAAAACGAGAAGATTTACTAGGGTCTACAAAACTTGAATTAAATGGATTTGTAGAAGATCTACCAGATGCTAAAGCTGCACTTCTTGCTAACATAGCATTAAGCTCAGCATTTGAGGTTGGGTTTGAAGATCTTTCTAAAGCTGCAGCAATAGCTGCATTATTCGCATTTTGTTTAGCTTTAACAGCTTTAATTGCATTTTTAATTTCTGCAGCTTCTCTATTAGCGGCTTCTTTAGCACTTAGAGCTAAGATTCGTTTTAAATTATTATTAGACATCCTACTAAGAACTAAATAATTTATTAGCAATTCCATTCTCAAAACGAACCCAATTTAACGCAATGGAATATACAAGAACTTCAAATTCGGTCTCTTCCTTAACATCAATACGAAGTCGGACATCTGTACTTCTACTAGCATTCATCCATCCAGTAGGGTTATGCTGAGGCTCTTGAGCAAATGTATATCCATATATAAAACAATTATATGCGGTTATACCACCCTTATGCGCTTTTGCAATATTTCTTCTGAAATAATCGCCTTTAGCTTCAATAAGTGTAGTACCATTTACTTGTAAAGCTGCGTATGATAACATACTTAATCCTATATTATTTCCATAGTTTGTCCAGTTATTTTTAATATTCTTACGCCGAATAACCCAAATAATTTCTTCAATCGGTCCATTAACTTCTAGAGGAAGTTGTAAACGAATCATTCCAGGTCCAGAGTTAATAGCATATTTTTTTGGCTCATCAAAACGAAAATTCTGAACTTCGCGATATAATCTTTCAAACGGTGCTTTGAGCAAGGCAGTCCGCAACTTTCCATCAGTCATCATTCCATATGTTACAAGGCGTGCGTCCAAAAAAGGGGGAGGAACACTTGACGCAACTGCAGTTACTCCACCAGAAAAATTAAATGTTTTTCCAAGAGGGCTATTACCTAAATCTCCTAAACTCTGAATACATTCTGAAAATGGCCTCAGAGTCACTTCAATACGAACTGTTTTTTCTCTACACGAAATTAGGGGAAATCCATTTTGTAGACGAACTCTCTGAAAACTAAATGGTAAAATACATAGTATATAACCGTTTGTTGTAGGAAATACCTGAGTATCACTTATTGACTGAATATTTCCTAAAGCATCAGCACTAAGTCCAAACTGTGTATTGTAGTCCCATAAGAGAAGATTGGAAATATTTGAGAAATCACCATCCACTGTTTCTAGAACTTGATCTTCAACAATTAGTTCTGCTTTTTGTATTAATATTGTTCCAAGACTCTTTGCATAATACCAAGCATTTTCAGGATTTGTATATGTTATACTTCCAGACTGTAAGGAGTTTATAATATTATCAGGAAGCCAATGACCCAATTTTACTTGTAGAGAAACTCCAAATAATAAATCACCAGCATTTACAGAACCTATTTCAAATACAAATTTCTGGCCAAAATCAAGAGAACCCTTTGTAATAAACTCTTGTAGCACAGGAGTAAATGGTAACGTTCGTCGTTTAGCTGTGCGAGTAAACCATGAAACTGATGAATCTAATGGAAAAAGTCTATCGTCCATTTCATCACGATCAGCAAGGTCAATTACGGTTGTCTGATCACCCAAAGGTCGGCTTGATGTATTATTCATAGTATCTCCTAACAAGAGTTACTATGAATTCTTTAGAGTGGCATCTAACGGTACAAATCCATAAATTTAGATACAATCTTTTTAAACTTCTTTGATTTTGGAACAGCTGGTGGAATAGGTGTCGGCATTGGTGTTATATTGCTATAAATATTTATAGCATATATAAATGGTTTTTTTCCCGGGAGTATTATATCATCCCGTAGAATAATAGTAGGAAACCTAGTTTGCATATTCTAATCCTCCTCTTCTATTTCGTATTTTATAAATAGCCCAGCTTTCACAGCTACTATTCATAAGGACTTGTTTATAGCCAAGAGTAGAACTAATAGCAACATCATTTAATCCAATACTTAACATTGGTCTATCTGCAGTTGTAAAATTAATACCTCCAGTGGGAAGTCTTATTAAATCTTCAATACGCCATCCACGAGACCAATTCATAATTGCTAGATTATTACTTGCTCGGTCTTCTTTAGCATGCCCAACAACTATTTGCCAAATATTCGGAGGCCATGCTTCCTCTCGTATTTTTCCAGCAATTGTCAATTGAATACTTGTATAATACTGCCCATCAGGTGAAGCATCATTTCTAAATTTCCATAGACGGTTTACTTCAGTATCTCTTTGATTTCTAAAAAAAGTTACGATTCGTTCTACAGTATAATTAGCATCCAAATACCGAACAATATTTGCCACAGCACCATTTTGAACAGAAAGATAATCCAATTGATTTATATTAAATACATTATCAAAATAGCGAATATAGGGAATTTCTATTGTTTCCATAGCAAGTTTTGCTCGGTCCTCATTGTTTAAATAAAGCTGTTTTGTTCGTAACGTAAGTATTGGTTGTTTTATTTGATCACGGGGTATTGCAGGATAACTCATTTTTCCTTGTTTAAATATCTGATTCCAAGGAGTAACTGTAGGACCAGTAGATTCTACGAGTTTTTCAAGTGGTCTAAGAGTTAACCGCAAACGAAATGGTTGGTCACGAAGACCACACAAAGGTAGTCCACAATCTCCAGGAAGCGAACAGCCAATCATTGGAAGAGATAATTCTAGAATACCTGGTGTTGCATTAACCATTATATTTTCTGGCCTTCCATCATGAACTCCAGCAAGTTTTTGAGTTAAGAATGCTTGATTAAGTGTTCCTTTTGTAAGAGCTGCAGCATAGAGAGAATCGCCGCTAACTTCTTGAAGAAGAATTTTATCTTGATAAATTTCAATACGTTCAAATAAGAAATATGCAATTCCATTAGTATATCCATATATATTTCCGTATTCATCAGTTGTTACAAGTTTATTATTTTGTATAAATTCAGATGGAAGCCATGTAGGAAGTTCTATTAATAAACTTGCTTCCATTAAAATATCTCCAGGAAGATCAAATTCAAATTCACAACGTCCTCCAAATCTTGCTGGATTAAGGGGAACTGTGTGTCGCTCTTCTGGAAGGCTTGCTGGATATCGGCTATAACGCCAATCAAATGGATGTATAGCATCTTTATCATCTTGTATAAAATATTTATCTTTTATTCCACGAGCTACTAGTTCATAGAGTGAACCTTCGGCGCTTGTTTGTGATCTTTGCATACTACTATACGTTATATATGATATTTATATCCCTGCAATACCAAAAAATTGATACTGATATCAATACTATTATTATTACATACAAATATGAACTTAGTTATTGTTGAATCTCCAGCAAAATGCGGGAAGATTCAAGGATTTCTTGGGACAGGTTTCAAAGTTATTGCTTCTATGGGTCATATTCGGCACTTGAAAGAAGACTTGGCTTCAGTGGGACTTGAGAAAGATTTTGATCTAGAATTTGAATTCATGAAGGATAAGGATAAGGCAATTCATCAAATAAAAGATGCTGCAAAGACTGCAAGAACCATTTACTTGGCTGCAGACGATGATAGGGAAGGAGAACTAATTGCCTATTCAGTATGTTTACTTCTAAAACTGAATCCTGCAACAACACCGAGGGCTGTCTTTCATGAAATTACCCAGAAGGCTGTAACAGATGCTATTAAGAATCCACGACTCTTAGATATGAATAAAGTAAATGCTGCACAGACACGAGCAGCTCTTGATATGATGATTGGTTTTACTATGAGCCCTCTCTTGTGGAAAACAGTTGGTCCTTCTCTATCTGCAGGGCGTTGTCAGACAGCTGCACTGCGACTTGTCTGTGAGCGTGAAGAACAAATTGCTGCGTTTGAAAGTAGTGATTCTTGGAAAGTTCATGGTGAATGGTCTAGTGACGATCTAAAGACACAGTGGACCGCAGCACTATCAGATGAACTTGAAGATGAAGCATCAGCACGAGCCTATTTAGAGATTCATACAAATGAGCCCTATGGAAAAATTCTAAGTGCAGATACTAGCTCTTGGTCCGAGAAGGCTCCTCTACCTCTAATTACAAGCACACTACAGCAGCAAGCATCTTCTTTATTCTCTTCAAATCCGAAAAAAACTATGAGCACTGCACAGAGACTTTATGAAGCTGGTTATATCACATATATGCGAACGGATTTAGCAACCTTGAGTGAAGAAGCACAGAAGGCTGCGCAAGAATTTGTGCTGAAAACCTATGGTCAGGAGTTTATAGGTTCACCAACACAAAAGAAGAAAAAGGTAGGTTCGCCAAAGGAGGAAGTAAAGGCGCAAGAAGCACACGAGGCAATTCGGCCAACAAATATGAATATCTTAACTCTGCCAACTTCTGAAGATTGGTCTCTTTCTGATAGAAAAATCTATAGTCTTATTTGGATGCGAACTATTCAGAGTATAATGGCTCCTGTAAAGGGTGATCAACGTTCAGTTGTTCTTGTTGCTGATGGAGATGATGCTGAGGACTTCACTTGGAGGGCTTCATGGCGTAAAACGACATTTGAAGGTTGGCGAAAGATTTCTCTGAAAGAGAAGACAGAAGATGAACAAGAACAAGAGAAGGATGTACAAGAATCAGAATGGCAAACAGCATTAGGAATTAAGGTAGGCCAGAAGGTTAAGTGGCAGAAAATGGGGGCTGATCCTCATACAACAAAGGCAAAACAGCATTATAATGAAGCAAACTTAATTCATGAATTGGAAACGAATGGTATTGGTCGCCCATCAACCTTTGCAAATTTGATTTCCACGATTCTAGATCGTGAGTATGTAGAGACAAAGAACTTTCCATCTCATGAAGTTCAAGTAAAGAAATTGTTTATGGAGCCTAGGCAATGGCCTCCTCAAGAAGAAACTCTAACAAGGTTGGTTGGTGGTGAAAAGAGTCGTCTAGCTCCTACAGCTTTAGGAAAGAGTGTTCTACAGTTCCTTCTACAGCATTTTGATGATCTCTTTCGCTACACTTTTACGGCGCAAATGGAGACACAATTAGATAAGATTGCGGAGGGTCAAGAAGCCTGGAAGAAAGTCTTGAAGGATACTTGGAATGCGTATAAGGAACGTTATATAAGCCTCAAAGGTCAACCAGGACAGATTTCCACTGAACGTCGCAGAGTTCTAGGAGATCTAGTTGCTGTTATTGGAAAGAAAGGACCACTACTCTTAAAAGAAAATGAAGATAAGGACAAAACTATCTTCTATGGTTGGCCAGATGGTGTATCATTTCAAGATTTAACCTTAGAGCAAGCAGTTGCCTTTAGTCAGAAGGCACTTCAGAAAAATGAGGGAGAAACTCTTGGAATTCATGAAGGAGAACCGGTCATCAGAAAGGATGGCAAGTTTGGCTTTTACGCTGCATGGAATGGAAAAACAATTAGTTGCTCTCTTGAAGATACATTAGAAACTATTATTGAGAAGTTTGGAAAGCAAGCATCGTTAAAGACAATTGGAGCCTTTGAAATTCGTTCAGGTCCATATGGCTTGTATATGTTCAAAAAGGATGCTGCAAAGAGAACATTTGTGAGTGTTCCAGCGATTGACTTGGAGACTGTTACGGAGGAAGAATTGATTGTCATCTTTCAGAATGGACTGAAAGCAAAGGCAAAGGGTGCTGTGTATAGCTCTAGAGGTGGTAATGGTAGAGGTAGAGGCAATCGTGGCCGTGGCCGTGGCTTTAGAGGAGGATCATAAATTCTAAGTAAAATAACTTGGAAGTTATATTTTATTTTTATTTTATTTTGTTCAACCCAACATTTTTTAGGCAGAAACAGTGGCCTTCTTGACTACACGCTTCTTGGGAGCCTCTACCTCAACAACTACGGGTACAACAGGGGCCTCAACCTTGGCCTTGCGCACCTTCTTCTCAGCAACTACAGGTCCAGTAGGGAGCGCAGAGGCAACGGGGCCCTTGCGGCGAGCAGACGCCTCTGCTACGGCGCGCTTGTAAGGCGTCTTGGCATCAGCCTTGCGCATCTCATCCCAAACCTTGCGCACCTCCTCGTGCCAGGCCTTGAGCTGCTCAGGGGTCTCGCCCTTGGCAAGCTTCTGGCCATCCGTACCAACCTTGGTGCCGCGGCGACGGCGGCGCGCCTTGAGCTCCTGGCGAGCAGCGCGCTTGAGGTCCTTGAGGCTCTCCTCAATCTTAGCGATACGCTCTACGAGGCTTAGTTCAAGTTCAACAGGTAGAACATTGGTCGCCATTTCTCTTATACCCTTATGTATACTAATATTCATAGTCCTTTAAACGCATTTTATGAAACTGTTTCGGGAATTTTAGAAGTCTCGTTAAACGAGACTTCTAAAATGACTACAGATGTAAAGTTTAAACTTTACACTTCGGGAATTTTAGAAGTCTCGTTAAACGAGACTTCTAAAATGACTACAGATGTAAAGTGTAAACTTTACACTTCGGGAA